CCAACTAATTCTTTTTCAAGAAATATAAGTTGTTTTTGCATCAGTACAAGAATATCTCGCACACTGCTGCAGTAAAGTAAATTTTTGGAAGCATAATTTTAATTTTACTCAATATCGTTACTACTTCTTTAAGGGGAAGATAGTTCACTCTGATGATATGTGAGTCATTGTAAAAATGTTGTTCACATCATACATATGATGTGCATTTTTCTTTTTGAACCCAATTGATTGAATATTATTTGATGTTTTTCAATACATTTTAGGTGTTCAAAGCAACTAATCATTTTCTTGTTTCGTTGGAGCAGTTTTTAAAGGCTTACTCAGGCCATAGTTAGATGTAAATGAATAATCGTTCTAAGATTAAAATCATTTACGCTACACTTGATACAGTCTAAATTACAGTCAGATAACTCTTAATGTAGTTAGGCTGCCATGCAGTTCTTATTTAATTAGTTAGGCAAGTTGGTGGATTGTATACCAACTTTTATATGTTCACCTTTCCTAATATTGCGCTTCATATTGCGCCAATCATTGTTCTTCTGGTTAGCTTTGTAAGGTTGAGTAATCCAATCATTGTTTTGTTCAGCAGTTGAGTCGCTAGCTCCCCATTGATATATTACTTCTCCAGCTACATCTAAATATGTTAAATCTTTGTAAGTTTTCATTATATTAGATCTACCTGAATGCGCGTACATCCCTGCTGCTTTTTGGCTAGACTTTATTTTCCTTTCATTAATGAATTGATGATAATCGTCTATTAGAGCTTTCACTTCATCTGGTTCGTGCAAATCAAGATTTATTCCGATAGATTTAAAAGCTTCTTTGGAATGTCTAACGGATTTTTCGTTAAGAATGGGCTTATGCAAAATTTCATAAGGTTTCCCATCTGTAACAATGTCTCCCACTATGCCGTCTTGATTTTTAACTGGATCGTACATTTCATAGTGTTCCTTCTTGTTTTTATTTGCTGAATCGTTGTCTTCATCCACATAGTTCTCTGGTTTGGGGTAGGTATAGTCATCATCTTCACTTTGTGACGATGAGTTGTCGATTTCTTTGTAATCTTCTTCCCGAGGACCAATGAACTTTTTTCTCTTGCGATCTTCGTGTCCATCCGACATTGATTCTTGACTATCTCTGTCGTCTCCTTCAACGAGAGGTCCAATAAAATTTTTCCCATGGTATTTTTCTTTTTCATTATCTAAGTCTGTTTTATTGGAATTTGCTGCCTTATTTTTATTTTCTTTGTCAGGCATCGTGAAAAGTCTTCCTCCTCCTCCTTTGTCACCGAGTCCTAGACCCTTACCTTCTCCGTTCATTCCACCACTATTCAATCCACTGGCTTTACCCACCACTGGTCTGAAAAGTCTATGATTATAAGAGTCGTATGGTCCAGCGAGTCTCTTAGTCTGCATAATAGCTACAGCCATATCATAAGCGTCTCTGTCTGGCAATGTTTCTATGACTTCTCTGGTTTGATCCGTATACAATGGTATCCATTCGATTACTGATTCAACTGATATCAACCAAGATTGTCCTGACCCCTGAAGAGCAGCTATCATGATAGGCAAATAATTGCTACTGGTGCCACTGTGACTCATTGTATTCAATCCTGCTTCGGCAGTCAGTCCCAAGTCTATTTTCATGCCATCTCTATTAGGGCCAACATAAAACTTGTTCTGCAACACTCCAGACATCAGATCGTATCCATTCAAACTAGCTATAGTAGGACTAGAAGCTGATATCATGTTGACTTGGATGCCAATGCAATCGCCGGATATAACTATTCCTGGTGACACATTTTCGGCTCTAAAAGTGGACTTAACTATCCTGAATCCATTGTTGTTCGATGGAATCTGACCAGCTATGCTGGTTACTGGACCTGTTAAATTTAATACTGTTCCTGTCATATTTTGCATAGAATACTGGATATAGTTTGTCAATGTAGTCGGTGAGCATGGATATACTGCAACTATGAGATCTGCAGTGGTGTTGTTCACTGGGAAGACATTGACTATCCTACAGACAGCTGTTGGAGCGTCAACTGGTGCTATAGACCGTCTAGCGACATGTCCGTTAAACACATAGTCGATAAATCTCTTTGCTCTTTGTTTAATATGATCCAGTTCTGAGCCTGTTTTTCTGTTTTTATTCTCAACTTTTCTGGTTTCATTGACATTGACTACAACTCTATTAGATGGTTTTTGATGTTCTTTTTGCCTTTTAGGACGAACAGTTTTTACCGTCAATCTTGAAATCTTGATTTTCTTGGGTTTCTGTTTTCTCTGTTTTCTAACGGGCATATTCTTAAATTCTTTGGTTTTAATATTTCCTGCGATTTTGAAGATATCATTTCTGTGTTCTACAGATTCATATCCCCAAACGGATCTGAATGATTTTATAGAAGTAGTAGTCTGTTCTCCATTGAACAAATCGCAGGCTAAATTGACCATCTCGGCTATATTGATGTAGCGTCTATAGAAATATCCGTCCCAATTGAGATTGTAGGAAACGTTGGATTCTCTATATTGAAATTTTTCTAATTCTCTGTATCTTTTGACATTGTATTTAACTTGATTCTTCTTCAGCTCTAGTTCTCTGACCTTTAGATATTGCCCTATTATACTATCTTTAGGTATTACAGCAGAGGCTATCAGTCCGTCCGTAATTGCTTGTCGATGCTGTCTTGCCGATAGCGGCAAGCCATTGGAACTTTGAACAAAATTGCAGAAAAGTAATTTAGTTATGGCTCTGCAAAAATAAATGCCTGTGCCGTCGAACATGATGTCTCTAGATAAATAATCCATTTTATGCATAGGCATCAATTTTACGGGATTAGCTTTGAGCCCCAACCCATGTGTTTCATTGTTTTCGGTGTATATCCTTTTCAATCCAGTAACAAATTTTTCTCCAAAACATGTCGCACATACTATCATTATATCATCACCACTAACCTGAAGAGCATATGCGTCATCTGGAACACCTCCTATTTTAGCGGCAAATTTAACATAGCATATTACTCTAAGGGTGTTTCCAAGAGTTGTTTTGGTGGGGTGTCCACTCAAAGTAGTTCCATAAATCATGAACTCCAACCACTTTAATTTTGTTCTTCTACAAGTGACAGAAGCTTTGATTTTAACTGATTTCATGTTTTCTAGAACCAATTTTCTGGTTCTACTATCATACCCCATCAATTTCATTATTTTTGTGCAGTATTGATCGTAGAATACATTATCAACGCATTCAATCAGTTCAGAATGTTGATGAGCATCATGTGAAGATCCGTCTAGCGATATGACTGAAGTTTCACCATACTTGTATTTGACTTGAAGCCAGCGTCTAGTCACATATCTGGATAATTGGTCGTCGTTCATCCCGCTTATAAAATCGTCAACTCTATGTTTCAACCAAGATATGAGATTAACGTTTACGGCACCTATCATTACTTTCATCCACATAGGAGGGTTTATTATATTCCTGTCTTTCCCTGGTTTATGTATAGCCATTTGTACTTCATTCGTTTTTACGCTAAATCCATAAGTTGTACTGGCATAACCTCCATTGATGAACTCATCGTAAGCCATTTGATAGCATCTGGCTTTAGGTCGGTCGAGTATTTGGTCTATATATTGCTGAGCAGTCAAAATTTCATCTACGCAAGCTGTCTTCTCAAATTCATGAGATATGACTTCTCTAGCTTTTAGATGTCTCAGAGAGGTTATCCATTTCTTTGCAAAAGATTTAAATCTCAACACTACATCACGTTCTGGCCAAGTATTGCAACAACCTTGTCTGGACACGGCGGAAATTTTGGAATGAGCTGAGTTATTTGAGATATGGTATGAATCAAAAGATTTATTAGAATTAATGTTTTTCATTCTAACAACTTCGTATGGTTCAATTTGAGACAATTTGTTGATATGAATGGAGATGTTTCTATTGTTCTGGTTGAATTTGCTTGCAATTATAGCCATAAAATTTTCATTGCTTTGGGAATTTTTATTCATCTGATTTATGTAATTAGCCATTTTTTCTCTACATTCGTTGCCCACAATTAAGTCCCCTTTGTATCCAACGAACCTCTGGGCTTCTCTGTAACTATAGAATGGAGATTCGATACACAAATTCCATCGATACTTCACTAATATGTAGAACATGTAATCTACACAGTTATTACATATATTGTGGATATAGTTAGTGCAACTACACAATTCTTGAAAATCATAGTATTTTATTAGCTTGTTTATCATTGTGTATATCCTATCTCTCCTTTCCGTCAGCGTATTCGAACTGTTGTAAAGCCATTTGACAACTACTATTTTTCTATACAGTTGACTTCCTAAATAAGCTTCATCCCCAATCTCTCTCTCAGCTTGCTGATTACTTTCTTCCGATTTATTACGAGATATTCTCCAAGCTGGTTTATAGTTAAATTCTCCTCCGTGACGATGATAATAGCATTGAGACATTTCCATGGGAGTATAATGTTCTTCAGCAAGACTTTCCTTAACTTCATCATCCATGACCTGTTCTTCATAAGTGGGGCATTTGTCAAAAAGATGCCTAATTTTTGTCAGCAAAAATCCATAACTCTGAAAACTTGAGTACACTTCTTCATATTCATTGGGAACATCTTCTACTTCAATTATGTAGCCATCACTTTCTATCTCTTGATCGTCATTTTCCAAGTTGTCCATTCGTATATGACTGCCATCGCTCATTCCCACATTCTTCTTTGATCTCTGGTTATCCAAGTTAGCATCTATTCTAACATATTCAGGAACGAATCTTAAATGATTTATAGGAATAGCAGATCGAATTATTTGTGAACTGTCTTCGTCAACTTCATATTCTATTCTCGAACATGATCCCAGTTTATTCATATACGGGTGTCTCCAGCTCTTGTCTCCTCCTCTTCTATGTTCATGAATTTCATCCAATTCTAGTTTGGTCAATTCTGGTTTGTGTATTTTGTCAATCCATTTATCTAATTTCGAAAAGAAGTTAACTTTTATTCCTTGTACTTGATAGTTAAGTCTAGACAGCTTGCAATTTATTTTTTGAGGAAGATTGGTCAAGTATTGCTTCAAGCTCATATCACTATTTTCTTCGAAAGACAACTCTTGATCATCTACTAATCCTTGGTGGTTCACATGTGCATCGTCATATAGGAAATCAAAAATCTCTTTGAGTCCTTCATACTTATTTTCGGACCAAGCGATTTCTGATTTCAACTTTATATGCATACCTCTAACTTTCTTGTAGACTGTATCTTTTGTCCTGACGATGACATTTTGGCTTGAGACGTGAATATATTCGGCCAGTGAAATAGATATATTCCATGTTTTGTCTTTGACAAAGTTAACAAACGACAAACTTGGTTGCATATATCGACTTGCAGTCCGCAACAAATTGATGAAAGTGTTTGAAATCAAATCAATATTTAATTTCGTCAACATGACAAGATTAGCGGAAGTAGATTTAATTGGTGCACAAGCGTAAGCAACTACTTCACAACTCTTCAGAGACCATTTGTTTATCAGCGTTTCCATTTCTTTAGGACATTGGATGCAAGCTTGTTTTATATCCTCACCTAACTTTGAACTAGCTAAAATCAATTCTTTAGTTCTGTAGCAGCCATTTGAAATGCTCTTTTTGACAAATGAAGGGAATTCAACACGCATTTCTATAACATTGTCCAATAATCTATTTACGGAGTTGTATGATGTAGAATAGCCTCTAGAAGGAAATGAAGTGATATTATGGCAGTCTAGCATGTGTGATCCCCTAAATTTGACCAGAGATCTAATGTGAACGAACATATAAGTGATCTTCATCATCCGACACATGCTCAATAGAGCTTTCCAGATTCTGGAATTGAAGAAAAATCTCATTCTTCGGTGATTGCATATCCAGCCATGAGTGTCTATTATTTCTACAAATAGCGATTTTATGGCAGTTGGTATAGCAACTTTTATTAAAGCTGAAACAACAGACGCTGCATTCAATATTCCTGCAACAGCCACCCAAGTTCCTGTAAATTGTACAAGAGGCAAGTTGGAAGCTGCAACGTTGTACAAACTGTTGGTGTACTCAAACGATGAAATATCTTGGCCATCGTCTACAAATTTTTGTTTGGATATATTTTCGAATTTGTAGAATTCCCCCGAACTAGAGAAGTTTCCGTTAGGCAATAGACAAGTTCTGGCTATATTGATTGAATTTTCTGAATTCTTGACAGTGAGACATAAAGAGTTGATTGACAAATAACTTTGGTCATCAACTTGTTGGCCATTAATAATGGTGTATCCTGGTGAATAAGTAAAAGAAAACAGCATAGGTATACCTTGAGCTAAATAATCATTGAAAGTAGCGACATATGTTATAGAACAAGAATTTGGTGAAGTTTTCCAAGACATATGTGGGACAAGTACCAGATTTCTATAATATCTGCGTATATTTGCGCAGCTAACTGGTACATAATGCAAATAAGAACCGTCGTTTCCTTTAGCCGTCGACATGACACGGAAGAATGCACCTTTCCTTTCAACTGTAAATGTGCCTTGACCATAGTCATAGTTGAATTTGCCAATCTGAGCTGTATAAGTGTTCAAAAATATATAGGCTTTGTTATGAGGGTACTTTTTCAGATATGAATTGGCAAAATCTAGAACCCCATCATAATAAGCAACATTTCTTAAAACCAAGTCACCTTTATCCTCTACATTGAAGTTGTCACAATAGTTGTTATCCACCAACCTACTGAAGAAACTATACTTTTTATCTTTAGAAGATTCCATCGTGTGCAATTTCTCCGTGTTAGTTTTCTTGGGGTAGTCAGCAATCATACATTGTCCTCTAATATTAGTGACATTAAAGTTACCTGGTTTTGACATCAAAAACAATCTGAAGTGTTCGTGAATTTTACCCGCTATTTCAAGAAACTTTAACTGTCCCCTCTCCTTGAATATTTTAGAATAAATTTCCGCACCAAATATATTGTCAGTAAATCTTAAAATTGCGTGTTCATATTTTACATCCCCCGAACTCAGTATTTGAGGCATAGACGAATTCCAGTCGGAAATAAAATCATTGGGTAGTAACAGAGAAGTTTTCGGTGTCAGATTAAAATTGCTGTCCAGTTCATCCATGACTCTGGAATTGTGATTTTTCAACCCTACATTTTGAGATTTTGATTGACCGCCATTGACGTTTGGTAGTTTGTTTACAACTGGCATGTTGTTCGCATTGAGAGAATTCAAGTTATTATTAGAATTAGGAGGCCCTACTATGACATTAAAATTCTTGTCGACAACATATGTGATTAATCTATCATTTTTCAAACAGCAAAAACACAATATATCGCATTTTTGATTCATGAGCACTTCACCAGGAGTGGTAACAAATTGTATACTTAGTATCTTCTCTAATAAAGGGACACAACTCAACCCAGTATTGAACATGTCTTCCCACAATTTCATACTAACACTTAATTTTTTCGAAGCTTTATGAAGTCTGCCATATATTTTCGTAGGTTGTTTTATTTTTGATTGAGATACTGCTATTAGCAGAAGATTATTATAATCTTCATATACTCTTGACCTCAAGTCGTCATAAACAGTGTTGCCGCTGAAAGGAGTTGATAGCATAGGTATGGGATTATCACCATCATCGTCAAAAGCTATGTTATTGTCCAAGGCAATCTGACTCTGTATGCTTTGAACTTTCTTTTTAGTCAACAAGTGTGCATAAAAGCATCCTATTATAGGGTCTACCTGTTTAGTTCTTACAAAGACACAAACGTGGTCCATCGGTTTGTTTTTCATCTTTATATATATACCAACTTTCTTTCCTAAAGGTATGTCAGGGATCTCTAGTTCTTCTTTACAATACATCCATGCACTGTCAACTCCCATATGGTCGAACATTCTACAAGTTTCTTCAACCGTGTGCGGAGCTGTTTTTGTCAATAAAGCTCCACAAATATCATGAAGATGGTCAGTGACAAACTTTTTCTTATCTGATTTGTAGTCTATAGGTATATTTGCTGAAATCATATGCCAGGCAGCGTCAACACAACCGTCCAGGATTACTCGGCTATCATTTTCTATAATGTATCCATCCTCGCAGACTTTTGTGATGGTGTAAGGAGATATACATTTGACATTTTTGTTGCAAGTTGGCCTCTTGACTGAAATTGGCTCTAGTTTTTCTTCAGAGAATTGAAAAGATATATTGGGATAGAATAGGTCTTTTTCAATATAGCTAGATCTATATAAAATGAATCTTTTCCTCCAAGCTTCAATTAGATCATTCACATTGAGTTTCTCTTCCCAACTGTAATTTATTGATACCCCAATATAGAATTCTGTCGAAGCCGGATTCCCGTAAGATGGCAAAACCCACATGTAGCTATGTTCGCCTCCGTACTGAAATGGAAAATATTCTACATCATGAGGTGTGAGTTTGTACTTAAGCCACACTACAGAATCACCTTGTTTATTTAAAATCTTCTTGCATAGCTCTATTCTGTCGCAATTTGCTTTTTCAAAATCACCTGAGTCTGCATCTATGAAATGTTGTTTAGCTTTCGGAGGTTCAAAATTTTTGTCATATACATCGGCACATACCCAATTAGTATTAGGGCTTGTATATCTATCAGAAGTGCTCTTGCCGGAGTATCTCAAGTCATAAGCTATGACATTTGTCCCCAGAATTTCATTAAAATAAGAAGAAAATGAACCAGGATATTCGCCATATATGACCGTATCTGTCTGTAGAAGTGGAATGCTAGTCAATTTGACGAAATTTGTCTTAAACAGATTTTTCCTCTTACAGTCTTTTATCATTCTTCCAATTTCTCTTTTCCGTAGAATCTCTGCATCTGCGGTGTATAGATATATTGAATCTTTAAAATAAGACAAAAAATTCGTCGTATCCATCCACTTGGACAATTTGTTTCTGTTAGAGTCAGATGTTTTGTCTCCCAATAAACCCACCATTCGGGGTTTTCGTTTGTTTACGATAGCTCGTAAACGGCTGTTACCTACAATGTCCAATCCAGTTATTGACACTGCTAACAGCAAAGATAAAGCATTAAAAATCTTCAAAATTTCAACTAAAAGCGATCTGCTTTCTTGTTTGGTTATGA